ACCTCAAGCGGCAAGGAGTTCTGTGGAGTCATTGACATCCTCGACTATGCGAACACGAGCAAGCACAAGGTTATTCGCGTGCTTCATGGCTCCGATTCCAACGGCGCTGGCTATGTCGGCATCAACTCGGGGTCATGGCGCAACACCAACGCCATAACCAAGATCCACCTGTCGGACCAGATTGGGTCTTCTTCGTTCAATCAGCACACCACGGCGGCGCTCTACGGTTTCCGCGCATGACCGCCGCCACTAATTCGATAGTAAACGACACGGGGAGGTGCCATGCCTGCAACGTATGAGCCCATCGCCTCGCAGACGTTGGGCAGCGACGTATCAGAGGTCACTTTTTCCAGCATCCCCGGCACCTTCACTGACCTAGTAGTCGTAGCGCAAACCCGCACAAGCGAGGCCGCAACCGTTAGCGGCCTTGGCTTGCGACTGAACGGCACAACATCGACCGGATTCTATTCGGTCACGCGATTGCAGGGCAGCGGCAGCGCGGCGTCTAGTGGCCGCGATTCTGCTAGTACGGAGACGCAGAGCAACGGCGGCGTGGCACCGGGCAATACTGCGACATCAAATGTGTTCGGGACAACTGTCTTGCACGTTATGTCCTATGCCAACACCAACGTATTCAAGACGGTCCTGTGGCAATCCGATGATGGGGCGCAGAGCCTTCTTCGTCGTAGCGTGACGCTGTTTCAGTCAACGTCGGCAATAACGTCGCTCACCCTGCGACCCGGCGCCGGAAACCTCAAGAGCGGGAGCACGGTTTCGCTCTTTGGATTGAAGGCCGCCTGATGTCATTTACCTGTGAATATACGACCGGGGGCCGCTGATGCCGACCACCATGAAGCTGATTGGGAAGCAGACTCTCGGGTCCGCTGCCGCTTCGGTGACCTTCTCATCCATTCCCAGCACCTACACCGACCTACTCATCACATACTCAGCCCGGTCGATACGGTCTGGACAGCCAGCCGACAACATCAACATCAGGTTCAACGGGTCCAGCGCGACCAATTACTCATTCCGCTACCTAGAGGGCAACAGCGCAGCCGTCAGTAGTTTCAACGGGTCGGCGCAGGCCCAACTGATCGTTGGCTACTCAACGGCAGCAACGGCAACGGCTAGCACGTTCGCTTCTGGGGAAATCTACATCCCCAACTATGCGGGCAGCACCGCTAAGAGTGTGTCCTCTACGTCAGTCACGGAGCACAACGGGGGCGCGGCGGGCAACGCCTTCATCCTCGCCTTTGCTGGCCTGTGGTCTTTGACTAGTGCCATTACCTCGGTAGAGGTCATTTCTCAGGTCGCTAACTTCGCCGCAGATTCGTCTTTCTACCTCTACGCGATTTCCCGCGCCTGACTTTAGGAGTATTCATGTCCACACCCATCGCTATCGAGGTCAACTGCGAGACCGGCGACGTAACTGAGCGGCCCCTGACTGCGGAGGAGATCGCGCAGCGGGAGGCCGACGCCGCTGCCGCCGCTACTGCGGAGGCTGAGCGGGTCGCTGCGGAGGAAGCCAAGGCAGCCGCTAAGGCCAGCGCCATCGCCAAGTTGGCAGCCCTCGGGCTGACCGAGGATGAGGCCGCCGCCCTGGTCGGGGCGTAGTCCGTAACCGTCACGTTAACGATCTCGCGCAACCTTTACTAAGGAATTCCCATGTTTAAGGTTTCGGCGTAAGCCGAAATAACGGGCAGCCTATTCCGGCTTAACGATCCAGCTCCCCGCAGCCCCCTAGGGCTTGTGGGGTTTTTGTTTGCCACCCGAAGGAGGAGTCATGGACGACGACATCTGGGACTTCTTGGGCTATGTCGAATATGACGAGGACTGATCTGTGACTGTCACTACAGACATTACCGATTCCGTTCTACTGGACATCGGGGTCGCCTACTCGTCCAGCCTGAACTCGTTCAGCCTGGGTGCGTTCGCCTATGAGTGGGCTATCGCTGGTCAGCCGTTCCTGGGTGTGGCCTCTGATGAGTTCCCCCTGACTCGCGCTTTCACGGCGAGCAACAAGGAGCAGTTCGATAATCAGCGTGATCCTGGTGAGCAGTCTCTGACGGGTTGGTGGCTGCGTTCGCAGCGTGACTTCTCGGGTGGTTCTGGGATCACCTATTTGGAGCCTGCTGATAACGAGCGCACGATGCGCCGTTTCAGCAGCAGCATCGGGATTGATTGTTGGACGCCTGGTGAGTTCAAGCTCCTCCGCAGTATGAGTGCGGGGGAAACCTCTACGGGTGGTTGTCGTGCCGTGAGTGTGGTGTCTGGGGGAACGAACTATGTCTACTCCACGACGAATGCGAAGGTGTTTCGCAGCAACGGGTCTTCGTCTACGGAGATTACAGGTTGGACCAACCTACCCTCGTGGCTGGTTTCGACTGGTGATGGTGTGTGGGGATTCCATTCTTCTGGTATCGACTTTTCTGCTGGCTCGGGAACTACTGCTTCATCGCGGTGGACCGGGGCCTCAGGAGTAGGTAAGGGCTGGTGGGTTAAGCAGCGTCTGATCGCAGCCTATGGGGCTGCGCTGTATGAGCTGGGTGGGTTCACGGGTGGTGCCCTGCCTACTGCTCTGTACACGCACCCTCAGTCTGGTTGGACGTGGACTGCTGCTGTGGATTCGCCTGGTGCGATTCTGGTTGCTGGCTATTCGGGGAACTCTTCCACGATCTACAAGTTCACGGTCGATGAGGCTGATGGCACGTTGCCGACGTTGTCGGCTGCTGTGACTGTGGCTGAGTTGCCTGTGGGTGAGTTTGTGACGGGCATGTTCACCTACCTGGGTGCCTATCTGGTGATTGGCACGAACCGGGGTGTGCGTATCGGTCAGGTGTCTGACCAGGGCCAGGTGACGTATGGGCCGTTGACGTACCAGTCGTCTAGCCCTGTGGAGTTCTTCACGGGCTTCGACAGGTTTGTGTTTGCTGGTGTGACGAACGCGATTGACGGTAAGAGTGGGGTGATCCGTCTTGACCTATCTGATCTGGATCAGACCGGGCGTGCAGCCTGGGCCAACGATGTCTCAACTGGTGTCACGGGCACCGTTGAGGGAGTCTGCGTGCTGGGTTCCTCTGACCGTGTCTGCGTTGGTGTTAATGCCTCAGGCGTCCACATAACCTCAGCCTCCACGCTCGTGTCCTCAGGGACACTCGTGACGGGTCAGGTCAGGTACAACACTCTTGAGAATAAGTCGTTCCGGTTCCTGAATGTTCGCCGCTACGGCGACTTGAAGGGGACGGTGAATGTGAGAACGGTGCAGGCTCATGGGACTGAGGCTGACCTGTACACGTTCCCTGAGTCTTCTGCGAATGTGGAGATTCAGGTGGTGCCTTCGGCTCCTGTGGAGTCGCTGGGTTTGAAGTTCACTCTGACTCGTAGTGCTGGGGATTCCACTAAGGGTCCGGTGATTCGGGGTTGGCAGTTCAAGGCTTTGCCTGCTGTGCCCCGTAAGCAGCTATGGAGGATTCCATTGCTCGCCTTTGATCAGGAGACTGATCGCTTTGGTCAGAGGACCGGGCACCCTGGATATGGGATCACTCGCTGGCAGAACCTCCGCAATGCCCTGATCGAAGGCACGCCTGTTGTCCTTCAGGACTTCCTGGCGAAAGAGACGTACACGGTCCTGATTGAGGATCTGCAACTAGCGCAGACCTCTCCCCCACGACAGCAGTCCGGTCTTGGCGGTGTCCTTGTGGTCACCTGTCGGGAGTTGTAATGGGTTACGACACCCCTGACTGGATTCAGGTTGTGCAAGACGCAGCCATTGTTCTGGCATTCCTCACGGCCCTTATCGGTGCCGTCATTGCAATTGGCAAGTTCTTGATTGTCAAACCGCTAGAGAGGTACATCGACCAGCGCATGCCAAAAAACGGTGGCAGGTCTTTGGGTGATCTGCACGAGAAAGTTGATGACGTGGTGCGACGGATCGGTCGCATTGAGAAAGAGCTCGTTCGTATTGATGAGGAGTTGGATCACATTGCTGAGTGAGAAGTTGTTTTGGATTGCTGCCGGGGAGCGTGCCGTTAAGACGTTCGCTCAGTCTCTTGTTGCCCTGTTCGCTGCGGGTGTGACGATTCTGAACATTGATTGGCAGCAGGGTCTGGCTGTGGCTGCGACTGCTGCTGTTGTGTCTGTGCTGACTTCTGTTGCATCTGTTCGCCTGGGCCAGTTTGAGGGTCCGTCCCTTGCGGGTGAGGCTGTTGTGGAGCCCGTGTACGAGATCGAAGATTGATGGCTGCCATCTGGCTGAGTGACGCAGCCAAGGTGCTGCGTCGTGCTGGCGTGAAGGTTGTTGAGGAGAAGTACACCTCAGGCCAATTCGCTGGTCGCTCGTGGAAGTCTGTGTCTGCATCCGGTACGGGTTACCCGCAACTCACCCATGTGCTTTGGCATCACGATGCCTCACCGGAAGGCGTGTCATACGGAGCTCTCTCGTGGATGAAGGCATCCGGTCCCGCAGCCAATATGTGGGTGGCCCTGGATGGGACCTGGCATGTCTACTGTGCCGGGGTGTCCTGGCATGCAGGCACCGGAGGCCCTGGTTGGGGTGTGCCGAAGGATCAGATGAACTGGTACGCCTTCGGCATTGAGACTGACCACACCTTCGGGGAGCCGTGGGCCCCCGCTCAACTGGACTCTCTGCGTCGGGGTACGGCTGCCCTGATGCAGCACTATGGGATCCCGTCGAAGGGTCTGCTGTTCCACAAGACTTGGACTGATGGTGGTGTGGATGGGGTTCCTGTCCTGCCCACTCAGGGTAGGAAGAATGACCCTGACCAGTTGAACCTGAAGCGTGAGCGGCGTCGCGTTGCTCGCCTCATGGGTGAAGATCAAACTGGGATCAAAGCCCGTCTCGGACGCCTGTTCGGTCGCTGATTTAACTAACAGATTAGAATCAATCTCAGCCACGCTGAGGCCTTAGAACCCCCTACCCTATCCCCACATAGGGTAGGGGGCCTAAAGCCGTCTATGGGCCTGCTAGATACCTTCTAGGCCCCTTCTAGGCTACAGGTTAGCTTCCGTGATGTTGGTCTTTCTAACCCTGGCCTGAGGTCTAACATTATTGATCTTGGCCCTACGGCTCACAGCGTGCATATCGGACATCCGATTGCCGTAACAGCGAGTGCAAAGGTCCAGCTCCCACGGGGAATCGTCCCCGTACTTCCAGACCACAGCCATCGTGTACACATCCTCGCGACTGTTACACAGGTCGCAGATCTTTACTTCTAGGGTTGCCATGCTGCCTCCCATCCTGACTACCCAGCCCTCAGGTCAGTAACTGTAGCGACCTCATACATGCCTGGGAACATGGCCTTGCCAGCGAACATCTCATTACGCTGAACCTTCTCCACATCCAGACCCAGGTAAGTCTCGGTGTGCTGGGCTGAGGTGTGCCCGAGCATGGCCTGCACCCTCTTCAATGCACCGTCGTAGCCCTCGGTGCGGAGCCTGTCGAACAGGACCCTGGCCCCTGACCGCCTGAGAACGTGCCCACCTAGGCCCTTGCCACTCATGCCGATAGCCCTCAGGGCACGCTGAGAAGCCCTGTAAGGGTGGCTCATGGGCTTGGTGGGGCGAAGGGGTGCTGGGGCACCTGTCGGTGCCAGACGCCCTAGACGGTGATCCCAGGCCATCGGCAGAGGATCCTTCGCCGGAACCAGATACCAGTCAGGCTGCACCTCCCCCGCAATGGAGCGGTAGATGTTCAGCCAGCGAAGCATCTCGTTCCTCAACTCCACGGGCATGGGCATGACATCGCCCTCCTTGGTCTTGTGGCGGTAGAGATCCACCAACTCCCGGTCGAAGTCCAGATCCCTGACCTTCAGGGTCTGCACCTCACTAGCCCGACAGAAGGTGAATAGGCCCAGGGCCACCACTGCCCTGTCCCTGGGATCGGTGGCTGCCTCAAGGACTCTGGCGAAGTCTTCGATCCCGATGCGGGGCATCTCCTTGCGGGGAACCTTCACGGGTCGCCAGGACTCAGTCGGGTCGTAGTCCCTGGGAATCCAGTTGTGCCTACGGCAATGGGCGAGGAACAGCTTGTAGTTACCCAGGTACAGGTTCCTAGTAGCGGGAGCCCACGGGTAGTGGCTGAAGATCCTGTCGATGTGTTCGGGCTTGATGTTGCTTACATAAATGTTTCCCCACAGGGTGAGTGCTTTTCTTAGTGGAATCTCATGGGTCTTGCGGGTGCCAGGAGTCAGGCCTACGGCAGTCAAGTGCCTCAGGTACTCCTCTATGGCATCACTCAATAGTTTCGTTCGCATTGGTCTAGCCTCCGTCCAAAGGTGGATATGTATTTTTGCTAACATACTGCTGTGGACGATGCTAACACACCCGAATACTTACATACCAAAAGGGGGTTCAAGTCCCCCCTCGGACACCGCAATACCTATACACAATCTGACGTGGGCAAACGCACCAGATTTGTGGGTACAGATGTTCGATTTTCCTCTATGGAAGTTACTACTGGGTAACATCGACCACACCGCTATTTTGTTTTTGACATTCGCCTAAGTCCGACTTATCCTGTTTTTAACTTTGAGAGTTAAGAACAGGGGGCAGCAAATGGCACCGCCGAAATACACGCCAGACAAAACCACCTTCCAGCAGTGGCTCGCTGAAGGGCTCACCCATCAGCAGATGGCAGACCGAGTCTACGAGCAAACAGGCCGAAGGGTGACTAGAGCAGCAATCACCGTCGCACTCATGGGGTACGGCCTGACCAACTCCAAGCCTCGGTACAAGGAGACGATCCCCTGGCGGGTGAAGGTGGACCATGCCAAGACCTACCCCATCAGGATGCTTCGGCTTCTCGGTAAGCGCAGGGCAGGGGTAGAGCTGTCTGAGGATGACACTCGCCTACTGGACACCTGGCTCGTACACCTGGCTAACGAGAACCTGATCGTGGCCTATGACCCTGGCGATGACATGGGGGTCCACTATGTGGACGCTGGCTACAGGGACCATGAGGATGAGGATCTCCCCATCAGAAAGAAGACCATTCACCTAAGCCGCGCCTGAGGCGCGGCCCTATATCTATATCTGTACAGATCTAAAGGCCAGGCCCTCAGGGGCCTGGCCTATTTCTGTTTCTATTACCCGTACCTGTATTCAAGTGTAATCGTGCCTTACGACGATCTGAGAAAAGCGACACGCCGAAGGTCGGACCCTTGCTATAGCCTTGTGCCGATGCCCATGAAAGTCTGACCAGTCAGACTTCTGTACGGCGTGTCGGTTGGAAACTACATCGCTGTAACTATAACGTTTCCGTCACGAACTTGAGGAGGTCGAAAGGAATGATCAGCGTTTCGGGGGGATCTGACCCCGTGAGCGTTGCGCTCACGAAGGATCTGATGGTGGTGTCCTGTGCGCCCGGTTGGACCGAGCAGGACTGGACCGATGCCCTATCCCCACATCAGCACATTGAAGCCCACCTCTCAGGCATGACCGATGAGGTAGACGGCACGGAGATCTACATCTTCGCCATCGCCACGGAGGTGGCGGCATGAGCCACATCTCCTACTCGCAGTTCAACGAATACGTTGGCTGCTCCGAGCGATACCGGCTCACCCGCATCGTGGGTGTAGCCGAAGACCCCGCCTATTGGTTCGTCGGTGGCACGGCTGTTCACGCCGCAACGGAGGCGATTGATCGCGCTCTCTTTGAGGAGTTCAAGGCATGAACAAATACCTAGAGATCGGTGTTGATGAGTTCAACAAGTCCTGGTCCAAGGATATGGACGAGATCACACCGGGCAAGACGATCCGTGCAGGCGGTAGACCCACCAAGGCGATGCCCTTCGGGGAAGATGGCACATGGTGGAAGGCCCAAGGCCCTGCCTACATTCAGTCGTGGATCACTTGGCGTCAGGCGAACCCGAACCTGCACATCCTCACGATGGACGACGGCTCCCCCGCTATCGAACTGGGGGTGCTGGCTGACATTGAGGTGGACGGCGGTGAGGTCATCCAGTTGAAGGGCTACATCGACCGGGTATTCGTGGATGAATCCACAGGCCAGGTGCTGATCGTGGACCTGAAGACAGGTAAGACCACACCGAACGGAATGCAGCTCGGTTTCTACAGGCGTGCGTTGAAGGCCGCGTACGGCATTGACGCACAGTACGGGGCCTATTGGATGGCTCGTGAGGGAAGCCTTTCCACGATTGAAAACCTAGATCCGTACAGCGATCAGGTCATCGACTACTGGGTAGCCAAGACCTATGCAGGGGTGAAGGCAGAGATCTTCCTGCCGCACATCACGAACCTGTGCAAGGGCTGTGGCGTGAAGCAGCATTGCTATGTCTTCAACCCCAACACCAGATTTTCACCGTTCAATACTAACACTCAACCCGTAATGCAGGAGGAAGCGAATGTCTAGCACCGAGTCCCCGTTCTCAGCGAACATGCGTGTTCGCCTTTCCGATCACGATGTGCAGCTCACGGTTCGTGGCGACACATCCTCAGACTTCAACCTTCGATGGGCTGAACTGGCTGAGTCCATGCCTGTCCTCATGGAGTCCATTCAACTAACTGTGGCAGCGTCTAACGCTGCTTCCTTGACCCAGCAGCCGGTGGGAACGCCTCCTCCTGCGCCTGCTGCTGTGGTGAGCGACGGTGGCTGGGCGACGCCAGCGCCCTCCCCCCAGGTTGCGCCTCCCCCGGCGTTCTCAGCCGCCGTCGCTCCCGTCTGCGCTCACGGGCCGCGTAACCCCGTGTCCAAGGTCGGGGCGAAGGGGCCCTGGAAATCCTGGATGTGCAACGCACCTCAAGGCGCTGCCAAGTGTGACCCTATTTGGGTGAACAAGAACAGCCCCGAGTGGGCTTCGTTCCCCGGTTAAGGCATGAGGCGACTAGACCGTGCAGTTCAACACCTGGATCGGGGCGGGGCCACAATCCCCGTCCCGTTCCGGTCTTGGGCCGACTACCAAGTGTCAATACGGAGGGGCGAGGTGACTCAGTTCGCTGGCCCACCGGGTGCAGGCAAGTCCACCCTCGCCCTGTCTGTGGCTGTGCTGTCCTGCGTGCCCACGCTGTACGCATCAATGGATACGCACGAAACCACGATGGCTCTCCGCACAACAGCGATGGTCACAGGCCTTGCCCAGAGTGAGGTGGAGAACAGGATCAAAGAGAACCCCACCTGGGCTTCAGAGATCCTGGCATCGAAGGCATCTCACATTTCGTGGATGTTCGATGCCTCCCCCTCACTACAGGATCTGTCCGATGAACTGTCCCTGTACCGGGAGATCAATGGCGAACCACCACATCTACTCGTGGTGGACAACATGATCGACGTAACCCACGACTCAGGTGATGAGTTCTCATCCCTGCGTTCCCTGTCCAGGGAGCTGAAGTGGTGGGCTCGTGAGACAGGTGCTGCTGTGTTGGCCCTGCATCACACCTCGGAGCAGTTCAATGGCAATCCGTGTCCTCCTCGTGCTGCTTTGCACGGGAAGATCGCCCAGATCCCGAGCCTCATCTGCACCCTGGCCTCACCTAGTGATGGCCTGATGGCTATTGCTCCGGTGAAGAACAGGTATGGGCCTGCTGATCCGTCAGGTCAGACAGCGATGTGGATGGAGTACACCCCAGCCACGATGCAGATCAAGGACATCAACCTGTGAGCGAGTGCAAGCACGAGGGATGCGTGCGCCTGGTCACCTTCGAGGGTGATGAGAACACCGTGTGCTGTGACTGCGGGGTGGAACTTCATGGATGCCTCTAGTAAGGCCAGGGCTGCGAAGCGCAAGGGCGCACAGTTTGAGGTGGACCTTGAGCAGATGTTCCGTGAGAAGTTCCTGCATGCCACACGCCTAGTGCGGCGAGGTAAGGACGATGAAGGGGACATCCTCATCAGGGTCCACGACCTGGCTGTGATCCTTGAAGCGAAGAACGAGAAGGCCATTGACCTGGCTGGGTACATGAAGGAAGCCACCGAAGAAGCGTTGCGGTGGGAAGCCAAGCATGTGCATGAGCCGATGCCTGCTGATCTCGTGATCGGGGCTGCCGCCGTGAAGCGGCGCATGCAGCCCACATCCAAGTCATACATCGTCATGGAGGCTGATGACTTTGCCGCACTCCTCTTACACCTACAGAAGAGGTGACCTGTGGGCTGTACTCAC